AACATATTGCGCTTGTATTTGCCATATTTTATCTCCTACGGGTTTGCTGAGTTTATTGGTATACGAACAGTGCCATCAGTGTAGTCATCTCTTCGTCTTCTACCAACTTGCTCGTTAGCAAACTTCTGTACTTCTTGTTTATATTTATTTTCGTATAAAGTCAACATATCTATAGGGCCTTTTAAATAACCGTATGCCTCTGATAGACAGCAATATAGTAGCCCATTTGAAAAATTCATACTAATATAATTAACATTATCACCCTCTAAAAGATCTGGCATTTTATTGAAATGCACTCTAAATCTATAAGTTGTGTTAGGAACTGGAGCAAAAGCTATACGTCCTGATGTTGTATCAGATTCTCCTGTACCTCCACCAAACATAGCATAGTATTTAGGTTGACCTTGAGCTGCCGATGTCCCTGTTACATCTTGATATTCTTGTAAGTATGTATAGTCTTTTTTCTCTAGCCATCTGTTAGCTCCTGTGGTCTCTGACCCTGCGGTATCGTAAACTTGTATACCTCTTATAAATAATGATCCTGCTGGAGCATTGATTGATTCTTGTCCAGCAACTAAATTACCTAGTTGTTGTTTTCTATCTGCATCAATAGGAACATCTCTAAAAATTCTATACTGTGCGTTTAAAATAATATTTTCTAAAACAGCATCTGTTAAAACATTTGAATCTGTTTCCGTATAACTTCTAATCTGTGTTTTTAATCCTGATGCACTTAATCCAGCCATTATTTAACTCCTACTATTTCTAAACATCTTGGACAACTTTTTTTAAATCTTAAATGACCAGAACAATGTAATCTACTATCTTCTTTGTGCACAGGAATTTCTGGTTCTGGCACATGTAACATTAATTCTTCATGTGGATCCATTTCTTCTGGACATGCACATTGTTTAATTCCTAATAATTTACAAATAAAATTTTTTATTTTTTTAATCATGGTGTTATGGTAACCGGTCCTGCAGACACAGTTGGTCCTCCTCGTTCTTCTGTTATACTAGGAGTTGCACCTAGTGTAAATGTATATTTATCTGTTGTTGTCACTGTTATACTAAAACCTGAAGAATTTTCATAGGTTGTAAAAGCTACGCCTCCAGGACTACCTTGAACGTTTCTAAATCTTACTGTGTCTCCTGAAGTTCTTCCATGATTTTTTTCTGTGACTGTAACAGTTTGTGAGCTAGCAGTTGTAGAAAAAGGATCATTACCTAACATTGCAGCGACTGCCGGTTCTATTCTATCTGGTCTAACATTACGTAAAGATATTGCATCACCATTCATAGGTTTTGGTTCTAATTGTGGTTGCTTTGGTTCAAACTCAGATACATGCACAAATGCTCCGTTCCATTCTCTAACCATTTCTCTATATGGAAATTCCATACCAGATCTATCTGATATTGCTTTTGCTCTTTTACCTGTTGCGTACTTTGCCATTAATCTAAATAACCTTTCAAGTAACTTAAATCTCTAGGTATTTTTTTCTTTTTTAAACCAATAAATCCTTTTTTCTTCATATCTTTTTTTGCTATAGCAATACCTTTTCTAACAGCAGGATCTTTCTCCATATGACCTTTGGTTTTTTTACCTGTTCCTTTTAAGGGTTTTATAATAGCACCCATTCCTTTTGTAATTATTGTCATTATGTTCCTGGATAATAAGCTTTAGGCGTAATGTATGTGCTTGAAGCTGATCCATCCTCCGCTAATGCTCTTGCTAATTCATCTTCATAAGCTAGTTTCATAGCTTGCATAAGTTGTGGTTGATACTTTTGCGATAAATAATATGCTAATCCTGATATCATACATGGTACAAATCTAAATGGCACATCTGTTGCATTTGTATAATCACCAACATCTTGAATTCTTTTTATGTAATATATGTGCATGTCTTTAGATGCATTTGAAGAATCTGGTGTTGGGTAAACATGTATTCTAACTTTATCTATAAATCTTTCTACCCAATATTGATTAGGTGTGCCTTTAGATAATTTGTTAGAAAAACCTGCGTAAGTAGACCTATCTACTTTTGTCATTGGTGAATCTGATTGTGTTGTTTGTGTTCTGTTTGATCTTAACTGTGCTTCAAGAACATCAGATATTCCATAAACGTTTGCTGGTGTAGAAACAGCACTTGTCCCATCATCGCTTGATCTAAAAAAATCATAGTCTGATTGTCCTTCAATTAAATCAATGTTAAGATCTGCTATTTCCCAATAGTGAATACCTCTATTACCCCATTCTTGAAATAAAATATTAAGAGATCTTCTTGCAGACTTAAGTTGATAACCTGCAACATTTTGTAATCCAAGACGTTCGAATGCATCTTCTACTATTTCATCAATAGCAAAAGTTTTATCGAATGTCGTTGTTCCCGAAGTAGTATTAGCCATTTAAACTCCTACGATTCGTAAACTTTAATCCATTCACAAACAATTGTTCCTGTATCTCCATCCGTGCAAGCTGGTAAAACAACATTTACATCACCAGTGAATCCACTAGCTTCTGTGTTTTTTAATCCACCAAAACTAGAATAATCATATTCCATTTCACCTGCTAAAGTTTGAAATACAACATCTGATGTTGCATCCCATTGCATTCTGATTGCATCAGCTGGTGCTGTTACAGAAACGTTAAAACTAACTTTGTTAAGTCTTACAGTTTTGCAAGTTTTACCATTATTTGATGCTAATGTAGAAACATCAACTATTTTAGTTGTGCTTCCAGCACTATCAGAAACTACGTTGTAGTGAGTGATAAGTTTTTTTGCTCCGTCAAATACAGTTGTATTTAATACTGTGTCTGCCATGTTTCCTCCTTTTAAAGAGCGCCTGCATCACCAGGCGCTCCGAGTTTATTTATTAGAGTTCAGTATTAGCTGTTCTCTCTTTTCCTGCTGAAATGTAATCCATAGTCATTACTTTTGCAGCAGCTGCACCGTTTTGAATTGCAAATGTCACAGCCAACTCTTCGTCGTCTGGAGCATTTGTATTCACGCCAGTTCCAACTTTTACATTATCTTTATACACGTGAAACTTTCTGTCTTTTGGATCATAATAAAATCCTAAAGTCATAAAAGTATCATCAGCTGCAGTTCCACAAGAAACAGTTGTTTCTGTGCTGTCTTTTTCTATGACTAATTCCATAGAAGTAGAGCCATCAGCTTTTCTGAAAAAGATACCGTCAGTCGCTCCATCAATAACAGTAGTGTCAGTGATGACTAAACCAACTGCAAAGTCAGATTGTGTTGCATCATTGACTTTGAATCTAGTTTTAAAATACAAACCTTTTGCAGCTTCATATTTGAAAGATTCAATTACGCCGCCTGAACCGCCGGCCCATTGAAACTCATCAGAATCATCATCTGCATCGTCGTTTGTTACAACTAATAAACCGCCATCACCATCACCAAGAGCTTCAGATGCATTACCTGAACCACCCTCAGTTGTAGTGATAACCCAATCACTAGCTGTGTATTTGTCGAAGTCCTCATGATAAACGTGGTATTTAATTGGATCTGGTTGTTTTAAGTGTTCACCAGTTCCTCCTGTCACCACGTTTGTGACTCCTGAAGTAAAGTGTGTTGTCATAATATCAGCGCCTCCTTAACGCCAGTTATCTACGATAACCAATTTATTTGTCTAAACTATATACTACATTTTAGTAGAGCGCAAGAGAGCCTGTAATGTGAATTGAATTTATTCAACGATGTAGCTTTTTACTAAGTAGCTACTGAAACTTGAGGAGCCGCAGCGTCTATTCTATTTTGTGCATCAGCTTTTTGTGCTTCTGCAATTTTGATCTGGCTAATTACTTCTCTGACTTTTCTGTCAATCTTAACCATATCGAGAGTATATCTACCCTCTTTAAGATGCTCCTGCTCCCATTGAAGATCTAGTCCCTTCTTCTGTGTGTAAAGGGTCTCCAGATGTTGCATTATCGCCTCCATCAATAACCTCCTCATAGGTTATTCTATTTACCCTTGGATCGTGCATCTCTCCAAGATATTCCCATTTTATATCATTTTTTCCTAATTTGTCAATGATTGCATTTTCTATATCATGAGGTGTATCTAGGGACTCAATATTAAAGTCCACATACATTTTATAAGCAGATATTTGTATTCTGAATTTTTTTATCATCTCACCTTTGTATTTATAAATGGGGCCGTTTTGAGACGGCCCCATAAATTAGATTAATTACGCACCTTCTACACCGAAGATACCTCTAGGGTCTGATACTCCAAATGAGTATCTTTCTCTAGCTTTGTATCTTACGTTGCCAGTGTCGAAATCACCTTCCATTGCAGTTGTCAACGGAGCTCTTGTGAACATTTTCATACCGTTAGGTACGTCTGTCAA